TTGTACAATCCTGAAATTCCACTGCACATGAGTTTTGACTTTAACACAAAGCCATATATGACCTGTACTATTCACCAGTTAGTAGGCAAGAAAAGCATTCAGATTGACGAAATAACCCCGGCAAGCCCACACAACAAAACCGAATCGGTATGCGATGAATTCATAAGGCGTTATCCTCTTTCCATTCACAACAAAGGGGTGTTTATATACGGTGATCCATCAGGTAGAAATGAAGACACCCGAACTGAAAAAGGGTCGAACGACTATAAAATAATTACCCGGATACTTTCAGCTTACAGGCCTGAGTTAAGAGTTTTCGATGCTCACCCACCAGTAGCAATGAGAGGTAGGTTTATAAACTCCATCTTAGACAATCGCTTTAATGGATGTGAGATAATATTCGGGCAAAACTGCATTAAGACTATTGATGATTATCAATTTGTCAAAGAAAACAGCGACGGCAGCAAGCTAAAGGAGCGCACCAAAGACGCTGACGGGGTTAGTTATGAGAAATACGGCCATTGCAGTGATTCTTGTGATTATTATCATTGTTGGGTATTCTCGGAGGATTTCAGGGAGTTCCAATCAGGTGGTGAAATTATGCCTGCATTAATCGGCGGCACTAGGGGGGGGAGAAGGTTTTAATTTGTATATTTGAGTATGGAAAAAGACATTGAAGAGTGGAGAGAGGCTATAGAAAAGGCCAATAAAGGACTAGGCACAGAATTTATGAAATCGCTATACGGCCAAGATGTACAGAATCCATATTGTCCAGTTTATCATATATCGCCTAGAGAACTTGTATACGGTCGTGATTATTGGATTGTCAAAAAATCGCTCTGGCAAAAAATTAAGCAGTTCTTGAAATCCATTTAATACCCTCAAAACCCGTCCCCAAACCCTCAATCTTTTCAAATTGTCCCATAATCCAATTTTGGAATGGGATATTTACGGGCACACGATTACAATCTACTTATTCAAGCAAAGGAGCAGGCGCAGTTCACCACGAACGATGCTACTGTTTATCCTGCTGCTGAAAAATGGGCGCAGGACGAAATATCCTCTAAACTTTCTCAGAGATACGATGTAGCACAAGAGTTCCAGGATACAACCGTATGGAATTATGCCAGTACCTATCCCGCAGCGGCACTCGTTGAGATAAACTACCCCGCTTACGACCCCACAGCAACATACTCCCTTCATTCTCTCATAATTCAAGCTGGAAAAGGTTATATAAACACAACAGCCGTTACAGTTCCGGAGGCGTTCAACCCTTCCAAATGGTCGCTTGTAGGTAATCAGTACGACCTGTACTATGCCGTTACTCCACAGAAAGAATTCAACTACAAAAATTATTATAACATAGGCGATAAGGTGTTTTGGAAAGGAAGTGTTTACACGTGCCTTGTTCAAACGAAAGTGCCTACCCATTACGTAGACCTTCAGTACACCAGTATTGAGGCGATACCCCTGTTAAACGTATTCCCAGACGATCCCTTGTCGGGTGTCACTAATTGGGGCGTGGGCGTTCCTTATTTGGTTCCTGCAAATACTTTAATTACTAATACTACTTATTGGACACCCGGAGACAACCGCGATCAGCAGTGCGTGAACTACATGGTAATACTCGCCATCTATCGCACCACTCCAAGGATAGCAGTTAGCAACGTTCCAGCGAATCGTAAAATGTTATTCGATGAGATGCTACAATGGTTGCACGATGTGTCGCATGGAGATGTGAATGTAACTATACCAGCGTTGCAGCCAGATCAGGGAATGCCGGTAGTATTTGGAGGGAATGTTAAGAGAATTAATCAATGGTAATATGAAAAAAGCTTACAAGATAATAGGAAATATTATTGGAGGGTTACTGGCTTTATTCTGCCTACTATGTGCCACGTTTGCGTGTCTGTGGGCTTTCAGGATTGTTAAGTGGATATGGATTTCTTTATAAAATAAATAAGCAGCAGCAAAATGTCAGTACCAAAATTTCAAATAATTGAACTAAAATATCCTCACCCGGAAACAGGAGCAAGGTTCTGGATAGAGTGGGAGGTTCCAGTAGAAAAAGAAAGAGAGATTGAAGAAGAGCAAGAAGTAAAAAAAACAATCTCCGATAAATCGTTTCGCTCTTTATTCGGGCTATTTAAAATCGAGCACGTGGTAACCGAAATACAAAAGGTAAAGCGCATCGAAAAGTATATAGAAATGGAATGGGAAACATTCTACGATGCTACCAAGGGAAACGAAAATACCAACACGGGCTACAGAACTATTCAGGAGGCCGGACTTGTAATTGACCGGTACAGAATAAACAGAAAGCCAATTATACACAAATACGATATTTAAGTAAATGGTCGCAGTAAGAGGATATAAAAACTATTGGTACGCCGGTTCTCCGCTGGGAGGAATCAACATGACCGCTTTCAAAGGAGGCGGGCCGTCTGCTAGTAATATTGAAAGATACTTAGCCCCTCTAAGATTAGAGCGGATTAAGCAAGATCCTTTTACCTGGAAACAAGCCTTAGAAGAGGCAGAAATTCCAATGCCGTTACTTTCTTACCGGGTCAAAATGATTCAGATGTACAATGACGTAATGCTCGACGGGCATACGTTCGCGTGCATGGAGAAACGGAAAGAAAGAATACTTTTAAAGGATTATCACATAGTAAACGAGAAGGGCGAAGAAGATGTTGAAGCTACCAAAATAGTTAACCAGCCTTGGTATAAAAATATTATCAGTTACGCGCTCGATGCTTCAGGGTACGGGTTCACTCTCCTTCAGATTGGCGATATTGTTAACGGCGTTCCGTCCAAAATAAAACTACTAAGACGGCAGAACGTTTCTCCGGACAGATTGAATATAGCTACAGTTCCTTATTCCCCGGGCGGCATTCAGTTCATGGATGATGATGCCAAGGACGAATTCGGAGAGTCGTACAAAGACTGGACGATTTGGATTCCTACTCCTTCGGACTTTGGGATATCTGATTGTGGATACGGCTTTCTTTACAAAGTCGCACTTTATCAAATCTTACTCAGAAATAATCTTGGCGATAACGCTACTTATAACGAACTGTTCGGGCAACCGCTAAGAGTTGGGAAGACCGATAAAAAAGACAAAAACTCCCGTGAATATTTAAGGAGAGAATTAGAATCGATGGGTTCCGCTGCTTATGCAGTTTTAGACCCAGAGGATAAAATCGAATTCATTACCGGAAATACAGGGGCTGCTGCAGCAAATGGACCATACGACAACCTTGAACAAAGACTTGAAAAAAAGATTTCTAAAATAATCTTAGGGCATGCTGATGCGCTGGATTCAACCGCTGGAAAGCTCGGAAGTTCAGGCCAAGACGATGACGGAGCAGGCAAGGCGATTAATGACAAAGAGAAAAGAGATATGGATTTTATCGATACCGTTCTCAATGAAATTGTCAATCCTAAATTAATGAACCTGGGGGTAAAAATTCCGGTTGGAAAAAGACTGGTATTTAAAAACGACCTTGAAAAACAATCAGCAGCCAATAAGAAAACAGCGAGCAATTTGGCGTTTATGACACTGGTTAAAACCGCTAAAGATGCAGGACTGGAAGTCGATCCGATATTCGTGGAAGAAATGACAGGGGTTCCGGTAACCAAGGCAGTAGAGCCAACAACAGCGCCACTGATTAACAACCCCAACGTTTCAAAGGAGCAGAAAGCAAAATTAGAATCACTTTATAAATATAAGTAGTATGGCAGCAGCAAAGAAAAAAGAAACATCAGTAACTATTTCCATAAAAGAAATAGTGGTAGAGATTCCACGGACAACAATTTCAGGAGCCAACATGAAGGAAGTAACTGACCAATTGAAAGCCTTGATGCTGGAAGCTCTTAGCGACGTTAAACTGGTTCATGAAGTAAAATAATGAACTGGTCAGAGCAGCAGATAAATACTTTAATCCGGAAGATATACAACGGCAGGTACAATGCCCTGAAGCTTCCTAAGAAACTTTATAATGATATTGCTTCTCATTTTACTGATGGAGTTTACAAGGGCTATGGCGATTCTATTGCGACGGTAGCATACGATTCGCCCGACTTTGCAATGTTATCCCATCTAAGAGAAAACGTATATCTGTTTTCCGCTGCAAAAACTTTTAACTACGTACTAGATACTGAGAACTTAATCGTAGAAGGAAACGAGGTGTTGCCGTTTAAAGTGTTCAAAGAACGTGCCCTTTCGGTTTATTCCGACTATAATAAAACATGGTTGGAAACAGAGTATAATACAGCTATCGCACAATCTCAGCACGCGAGAGCGTGGAACGATTTTGATGAGGATGCGATATTGAAATACATGCTTACTTCAGGCGTTGAACACGCTCAGGTTTGTCTGGACATGCAGGGGGTGTGCAAGCACAAGAGCGATCCGATTTGGATAGACAAATCCCCACAAAATCACTTCGGTTGCCTTTGCTACCTTGATGCTTCGTTCGATAATAAGCCAACTAAAACACCTAGTAGTATAGCCAGTCCCGATCAGGGCTTTGCCAACAATCCAGGAATCACAAAAGAAGTTTTCAACAAAGAGCATCCGTATTTCGACGTAGACCCCAAGTATAAGAAGTTCGCTAAAACTAATTTCGGGTTACCATTGCCGGAATAATTTATTTTTTCTTTATATTTGGATATAATGCACGGTGGCGAATTATTAAATCATGAACAGGTTGATCGCCATATGGGGCTTAGTAAATACGCCTGTTGTTGCTCCTATAAAATAAAAGTATGATTTCAAATAGCCACATATATATAAACGGAAAATCAGTAAGCCACACGTTAAACACGAAAGACTTATTGGAAGAGTATGAAAAGGCGTGTAAGGAATCAAGCGGTCCGGTTGAAATAAGAATAAACTCGACTGGTGGACTTGCTGAAAACAATTTCAACTGCAGGGGCGAAATCAGCCCTGTACAAATGCCTATTTGCACAAGAATAAAAGCATTTTTGAGATATTTGGAAAATAAAAAAAATGACCGACCGCTATAAAAAATACTCTTCCGAACTCAAAGAATTTACTCTATGGTCAAAAGCAAGCAGGCCAAAGACAATGGATGAGCTATATAGCGAGTTCCGAGACAGGGTAATTGAAAAAATATCTATGATGTGTATTGTAAAATACGATCCACCTTCGGCAGAAATGGCAATAATGAAAGGCTTTATAACTCAGCACGTTTTATGATACCAAAAGGCATACATGCACTCGCAATGGGCGCAATGTTTAGTCAGGTAGAATATTTAAAACTTGGCATAAACAAGCTAAAAGACAAGGAAGAGTTGATTTATGAAATATCTATTTTTCTTGGGTCAAGAGCAAAAACACAGGACTTGGTTGATTTGATAATAGGGAAAGTACAGGCAACAGGAAATGAAAACATTGAAACGCTGATACGTGTTTTAAACATCCTGAAACCAAGAATAGCTGCCGGATATGATTACGATTTGTGTTGCAAGTTTATAGAAGAGTATTTTAAAAAGTGAACAAACCGCCCCTTAAATTCACCCGAGATCAAACCCTGTTCTACCGACACAACACTTTAATTTGTTCGGGAAAATATCTCTTTGTTCGTCACATGAAAGCAAAAGACGCAACACCGGACGAATTGAAGTTAAGCGGAACCGAGTATTTTATTGATGGTCGCTGGGTATATGAAGAGAGTATAAAAACTACAATGGAGGAATTACTATGAAAAAAGTAAAAGAGATATATTTTGTTGAAGGGTGTTTAATGCCTATATATTTACTAGAGGACAATACTGTTCTTTATCCTATATTATTAGGAGGATCGGTCAACTACCGTACCGAAGAGTCCATCGTGAATCAACCTATAAGCCAAAGAGACATGGATTCTTTTTCAATACTATTCAAAAAAGTGAAGGAATTGTTATGAAAAATATTGCATTTAGATTGGCTAAGTTCTTTTTTGGAGTAGCCACGTGGACAAGCGAGTCTGAAATACTAAGAAAGCTTGAAGAGAATAAAAAAGCAGAGAAAGAGTATTATGAGAAAAATAACTATCGCTATCATTGGGATAAAATAACCATACGAAATAACGGCAAAGAGGTATAATACCCTCATAGCGACTACCCAGAAAGCCGCATTTTTTACCTTCGTTCGTGAAGGATAATAAATTTCATCTTGGCAAAATAACGCAAGACTTCAATAAGTTAAAACAGCAGCTTCCCAAAAAGATTGCTGACGAGTCGCGTTCGTACTTTATGAAATCATTCCCACAGAATGGATTCAATCAGGATGGATCGGTTCAGAAATGGAAAGAAGTTGACCGGCGCACGCCTGGCACCAACGCCTACAAATACCCCAAAAACAAAAAGCTATCCCGCAGGACTAAGCCTATTCTTGTGGCTACTGGTAGACTACAAAGGTCTATTCGCATCACTCAATTATCGTGGAACCGGTCGGTAATTGCTACAGACGTGCCTTACGCCAAATACCACAACAAGGGAACGAGTAAGATTCCCAAACGTAAGTTCATGGGGAAATCTCGCAACCTCAATAAGAGAATCGAGCGGCTAATAAAAAAGGAATTAAAGAAGCTTTTTAAATAAGATAATACCCTCAAAAACCCCTTGATTTTAGCCTTTGTGTCGAATTTCGGGACATGGACGCATTAATGAAAAACGTTTCCGGCTGGAAAAGGTCAGGAAACCCAGCCATTGATATGGCGGCAGAAGCAATCTACAAAGCGAGGCTGAATAAAAGACCGCTGAGAAGCATTACGTTTCGGCCGGCCTACTTCGCTATGGTCGTAGCATTCGCAGCTCAGAAAGCAGGGGAGGAAAAGCTTTTTTCCTCCAATGGAGACTTAGCAGCGCCTATCGTTTGCGATGGGGTGGCGATTCTAAGAGGCTCCCAATTCCAGGTTAACGCAATGGCGTTCGACTTCTGGCCTATGGGAAATAAAGAAGTGCAAGGATACAAAGAAATTCAAGAAGATACCGGGCAATACCCAGAACACTTAAGCCTATTACAATAATGGAAGGATACAAAGCGCTAAAAGAAAAAGTCGAATCGTTGGAGCCAGACTTTAAAAAGTTCTACGAAAAAGACAACCACGCAGCCGGTACAAGGGTACGCAAAGGAATGCAGGAATTAAAAACGCTGGCTAACATTGTTCGAGGTGAAATTCAGGGAATAAAAAAAGTAAAGTAGTTGGAAGCCGAACTATATAACGCCATAGTTGCCCGAGTATCCGAGGTTGTACCTGATTTTAACTTTTATCATGTGTGGAATAACCATGCAGAAAAAGCAAAATCATTGGATGAAAACGGCGCACCTCAGTACGGGATTAATTGCCC